TGATTGCTACAGGAACTTTTCCTTCAGCTTGAATATGTTGGTTATTCTTAACCATATGCTTAATAAAGTTTTTCAACTCATCTACATTCAATTGTACTTGACTCATAACACTAATTTTTATAATTCTAATTTAATTACTTTACCTGGTAAACTTTCATTCATATATGATCTCTCTGACAAGACCCATAGGATGTTTCCTTTTGGTCTTACAGATGTACTGCATTCACCGTCAGTAAAATACACCAGGCTAGTATATTTCTTCAGGTTTTCATTATAATACTTAAGGACGGGATCAAACTCAGTCCCACCTCTACCTTTTACATTAATCTCATGTTTGCCATTGTATGACTCAATTGAGTTAATCTTTGTATCACATTGGATTATGGTGATATCAACACCGGCCTTATAGATATGATGAATCTCATTCATAAACTCCATTAGTTCAGTATCACTTACAGAACCTGAAGTATCTATCCCTAGGAGCATGTGCTGCTTCATCTTAATCTTAAGTCCAGGATTATCACTGAATCTTCTGTTCTCTTTCCGCCTGATCTTTTTGGTAAATACTTTAGTGCTCACACCAGTAAACCTGCGGATGTATCCACGCCAGTCAAACTTAGGTGGTACAATCTCCTCAACAATAATGACTCCTTCAATTTCTCCAGGAACAGTACCTCTTTTCTTAATAGTTTGTTCTTTAGCATCACTTAGAACTTTCTGCAATTGTTTATCAATTAGCTTCTGTTCTGCTTCAGTCATACCTTCAAACTCATCCCATGTACTATGATCAGGAATATCACCTTCTTCAATTGCATCTAGCAAATCATCCATAGGTTTATTACCACAAGTACCATTCTGTTTTTTCTTATCCTGAAGTTCTTTTAGCTTATCATAATAATATCTACAACCAGCTTTAAGATCAAGATTAAGATCTTCATAATCCTCAATCATGATACCTCTAGGAGGAACTTTGTCAGCAATTTTTAATAGTTCTTCCATAGAAGCACCATTTTCTTTTGCTTGTTCTATTTCAGCTTTAACAGCTTCTTTAATCTGATCAAACTCATCTTTAGTATATTCTCCTCCCGGTAGCCAGGATTTATCAATATACTGGTTGATCTCCATATCCATTGCAACATTTGCAAGTCTCTTATCACTAAACTTAAAGAAAGTAGTAAGATGACCAAATGCAATATGCAGTAATTCATGTTTTAGTAATCCAAGTTTGTGGTTATCACTAAGACTTTCCCAAAATTCAGGATTGATAAAAAGCTGGTAATTAATACCGTTTTTACTAACCCCTGCAGTTGGAATCTTGGTACCCCAAACTTTATTAAGCATAATAAGAAAGAACCCGTAATAGGGCTCTTTCAGCATTAGCTCTTTACCAATTTTACTAAGGCTTTGTTGTTTGTCCATTACTCTTTAAGTTTAATGTCAATTTCAAATTTTTCTGTTGGATACCCCATTTGCTCTAAGAATCCTGTCATATCTCTAACAAAATATTCCATGAATAACTCAATTGATTCTTTACTAGCATTATTATTAGTCATTATACCCAAACACTTTGCACTAGTCAATGCATTAGTCTGAGAAATATGCTCAGAAATAATCTTGTATCCTTTTTTACATTCTTTATCCCAACTACTCTGTGGTAGTTTAGAAAACTTATACAATACAATCAGCTCACCAAAATAATTAGACAAATCTGCATTATTCAATGCTTGAAATGCTACAATATGATTTTCTGCATCAGAAGATTGTAACATCTGTAATAAATTCTTTGTCTCTTGCTTGTCAAATTTTACTTTACTCATCAGTCTTCAATTTTTAATGTTTTGATAGCCCATTCTTTAGGCTTACCAGACTCAATCATATCTATCCATTCTTTTGCAGTAGGAATATACCCGTTGCAATCTTCCTTGACATGTTGCTCTCCTACATATCTTACATATACATCTTTACCGTCAGAGTTGGTAATTACCATACCAAATCTTTGTTCACATTCAAATATACCTTCACTGTGATGTCTAAACATTCTATGCATACTATGACCCACCCAGGCCTTAGTTTCATCAAACCAGTTATGTATTGCCAGATAATCTACAGGAGATCCTCCAAACTTTTTAGCTGATGATTTTGCATGTTGCCAAGGATGTGCCATTAGTCTTCATTTACTTTATCTAACAAACTACCATCATGAAAATAATCCTCAGTCTCAGTAATTCTTACATGATTATTAATAATATACTTTCCTGAAGGAACACAAATACACAAATCTCCAAATCCACCTTCATTGTTCCACCAATCTTCTATATCATTAAGTATATCATATGCAAAAGATTCAAATTGATTATATAATCCTAAATCAAAAACTGATAAATTTGAGTCAGTAGACCAATCTTCTACTCTATCATTTACATCTTCTGGAGTTTCACAAGGTTCTTTTGTATAACCCATCCATTCTATGGCTCCGGAATCTCCTGCACCATCATATTTTACTTTAATTCCTGTAACACCTAAATCAGCCAACTTAAGCAAGAGGCCTGTTAATTCTATTTCTGTCATAATTATTTTGTTTCAACAATATTATAAGTACCCTCCATTACACCAAAACTTGATTCTTCATGAAACTTGTATGTTTCAGCAACATCAGATGAATTCATAGGTCTTGTTAAATACCAGATTTGAGCTTCTTTCCAAGTTATGTTTACTAACTTTCTACCTTTAGGAAGATTAATAGTTCCTTCTCCACCCCAAGATTTTACTCTTGAATTTTCAGTACATGCTGTTAGAGTCAAGGTTAATAAACCAAGACAAATAAATAATTTTTTCATAGTTATTTTGTTTTGTAAAACCTGCCAAGGATATTGGCATTTAAGTATTCTTCTTTCTCAAGCACTTCATATTTAAATTGATGCTTTACTTCTTGATAAGTTAACTCCATCTGAGTATTACAAATCATCAAGATTTCTCTTTTAATACTAACTCCTGCTTTGTGAGCAGCTTTAAGAGTTGCATTACTACTGTAATATCTCATAAAGTCAGGTTTTAGTTCCCGCTTATACTTTTTTAACCTCTTATCAGTGGACATAGCCAGTGCTTTTTTACCAAGAGGTCTCTTGATATTAGCAAAGAAGTTCTTCTTTCCTATGTAAGCAACTGATTTACCATCTATGATAGCAGTCATAATATAAATGAACCCTACGGCTCCTGCAGGAATATCTAATTCCTCAAATTCTTTACCTTGATATATCCAACTCATTTGTGTCTGTATCTTTTCATGTCCCAATCTGCTACAGTGTTTACCATAGTAGCTAATATATTTGTTGCTTCTTGCATAGATCTTGCTTCAAAACTTAATCTAGCTTTTGTTATTCTATGTCTAAAAACATAATCATACATTGGATTTTTCATAATGCTTGTTTTAATAGTGGAAATAACTCAGCTCTAGTTTTTTCAATACCATGGTTCTTTACTGCATCTGCCACATCTTTATCAAGAAGAAAATCAATACAGGTAAGTCCATACTTATCTTTATATCTAGCTGCACACTGTTTACCAGCATCATCATTATCAAATAGGACAAGTACCTTTTTATACTTCTGCATTGCATTTTGCATAAATGGCTCCGGAATCATAATATTCTCACTATCTGGAGCTATTGCCTCAACACCACCAATCCCAAGCATATTTAATGCTAAAAGATCTTTTAGTGAAGATACAATAAGCAAATAAGACTTGTCATACTTTAACTGCTCACTACCCTGGATGTAATCTCTAACTTTTAAAAACTTGTTGTCTTTTGATCTAGGTTGATAGACTTTATACAAAAGACCATCTTCCCTAAAATAACCATACATATACTTGGTTTTTATTGTTAGTGACTCAATTCCATTTACCTCACTTTCTCTTGTTAAAATATAGTGATCCAAAGGAACCACATTGTATTTTTCTAATTGACTTGAAGAAATTTTAAACTGTGTCCAATATTTTTCATCAAAGTTTGTCCAGTGTCTCATTTCATAATCAGTAACCTGATACCGGCTTTGAGACTTGACATTATACTGCTGACTGTAATTGTTATTTTTAAGATATTCATTGTAGTCTTGAACTACTTTGAAAGATGCAGTACCTCTAGTAGATAGATTAAACAAATCTTTTACTAAATCTAATGCATCACCACCTCTACCAGAAGAAAAATCTTTATATCTATAATTGCCTTTGTTATCTACATAGACGCACATAGATGGATTCTTGTCTTTAGAGTTAAATACTGATTTCATTTTTAGATCTTGACCACTAAGTCTTTCATCTAGTTTTAAATAAAACTCAAATATCCACTCTCTGGGTACATCAACTACATCAGAAACTATGGTTTTTGTTGAAATCATATCTTAAAATTAAAAAATAAAAAAGGGGCCATCACTGACCCCTTCTATTAAACTAATTAATATTAGTCATCTAGACTGAAGTCAGAAGATGTTCTTGATGGAATTGACAAGTCATCATCATTACCAAATGATTTAACTTCTTTAGTTTCCATCTTTTTCAAGTGTTTAGACTCATCATACTTTAACACTTTACCTCCTTCTATCTCACCATAAGCATATTTATTGCTCTCACCTTTAGGAAGCCACATGTCATAGTTTGTATAACCTGTCTTGCTCTCATACTCTTTACCTGCAACACAAAACTCCATAAACTTGTCTTTGTATGGAGCATCTTTTGCAAATGCATTTACAAAGTCTTCAATAGTATCATGTTGATTATCTTGAGAGACAAACCAATCATTGATACCAAGACTTTTACACAAATTCTGTAGGAAGATCAAAATAGATCTGTCTCTTTGAATTTTAACTCCTGATTTAGTTTCACCATCAGCAAATGCATATTGGCTAGCTTTAACTCTACCAATTTGACCTGCATAGTGACCTTTGCTTTCATCATCTTTGTCAATCATAAAACCTTCAAAGCCATCAATAGGTTTTGTCTCCACATGCAAGATCATATGCTTGGCATTATCAATAAACTGATAATCCTCAAGTGTGATGTTGTTAATTTTTAATACATGATTACCTGGAGAAATTGTTTTTGGTAATCCGGAGCCTCCTCCTGTTGATAGATCTGTTGTACTTAGTCCCATTTTTCTATTTTTTTAATTGTTATACATAAACTTTGTCCCAGTGAAATTCTAATTCACCCTTTTCATTCATCTCAGTAACTACTATCTCTTCATTTCTAAGATGTTCTGGTCTTGCACCACAAGTAACCTCCTCATTAGTCTTAAAACTAATAATGGTCTTGTTACCTTTTCTATACATGTAGCCTATTGCATCAGCATTAGCACAAATAAGAGATTTAATTTTACCAGTCAAATCAATGTTTGCTGACATAACTAACTCACCCTTATCATCTACCTGTTTGTCCTTAATATGACCAGATAAAATAATGTGGGGAGCTAAGGTATCAATAAAATCTAATACTTGGAAAAATGCCTCCCGAATATATAAATAACCAGCACCATTTGGTAAACTTGCTACATTATCACCATCATAGTTTTTACCCACGGCAGTTTTTCTGTATAACTTTACAGCTAGTGGCATGATCATATTCTCTAATGCAGTTACAGTATCTACAGTAACATACTTATAGGGTTTACCTGCTTCTTTAATGGCCTTACCAGCATCTAGAAGATCTTGAAGATTATTAATTGTAATCTTCAATGAATCTACATACTCAGTACCATTTTCTAGGTCAAGAATCAGATTATTGTCAAGACCTGCATATGCAGTTGTCTTTCCGGTTTTAGGCTTGGAATAAATTACAAGTCTTTTTGGATTTACTCTGGCCGCTTTTACTTTTGTAGTTGGCAATACTATACTCATAAGTCCTTTTTTGCTTCATTAATCAAATCATTCAACCATCCTTTATCACTAACAGGTCTTACTAGCATAATTGCAGCAAAATCTCTAAGAGAAATATTAGCAAGAGTTGAGTCTACTACTTCAGTTTCTGTAGCATTTGGTACTTCTTTAGTAATATCCAATTCAAGATTTTCTTTCAAATACTCATCTTCAAAATCAGGAAATAGAGATAATGACTTTTGCAATCTTGGCAATTCATTTTCAGGTTTCTTAGCCTGACTCTCATTCTTTCTCTTCTCATAAAGAGCGTAAGTAATTTCAGTTCCATCTTTTTGGAT